GTCGTAGATGTTCATTAATTATATTATAGGATATGTAGACAGTAATGTCAAGAAGAGATTAGGAGAAAGCCGTCCTGAAGGACGGGGTTTTCACCCAGCATCAAATATAATCAATTTTAGTGAAGCTATTTACCTTAGAGAACACCATAGTTCTATCAAAATCTTCAGCATTGACATCATTTCGGTGCGTAATAGTGAAGATATTATTATCGACCATACCATTCAGTATCGTCATCAGATTTTGATTAGAGTCAAAATCCAAACTACTATCAAAGATTTCATCCATTATCAACAAATTAGTAGAATTCGTACTCTTCAATGATGCCAAATCCCTAAACGCCAACATAATAGATAATGAGATTTTCATTTTCTCCCCTTCACTAAAACTGTTGTAGGTAAATGTGTCTTTATACCTACATTTGATCACTTCTTTAAAAAGAGAATTAAAGTTAAAATTGATATTCAAGCCAAATATAGACAAATACTTATTAATGTAAGAATTAAAATAAGGTAGGTATTTTTCCAATATTTTAGTTTTGATCCCAGAATCAGACAATAGTTTAATTACTATATCATAGTCTAATTTTTCTGATTTTAGTATTTCGAGTTTAGCATAGCTTTCAGCTAAAGAAGCATTAAAATCTACTAATTTTTTTCGATAACTATCCAAATCACCAATATTACTTTTTTGTTGTGGTTTTTTTGCTAAAATTTTTAATTGTTGGTTTACATCAGAAACCACTCTATTATAATTTCTAATATCATAATCTATGTTCTTGATATTAGTATTAAGTGTATCTATAATACTTAATATTTTATATTTATTATCAAGAAGTGATTTTGCTTTAATTATTTTATTTTGTAGTTCTGCTACTAAAACATCAGATTCTTTTATAGCATTATCTTTAAAATTAACTTCTATTGGTTGGGTGCAGGTAGGACAAGAATCATTTGCTTGGTAAAATTTAAGTTTTTTATTTTCTATTTTTACCTGAGATTCAAATGTTGATACAAAGCTTTGAACTTTAGTTATATGTTGCTGGGGATTTTCTAATTTTGATAATTGCTCTTGATACAACAATTTAGAAGCGTTAGCTTTTTCTATCTCACCATTAATATTGTGTAGTTTTTCGGTTAGTTCTGTTATTCTTTCTGTATTGTCTACTTCATCAACTTTATTGGTGATGGTGTAGATAAAAGACTCTACCAAAGATATTTGCTCTTTTAAAGATTTTATATCGCTCATCAATTGTTTAATATTATCCACCAGTTCACGGCTAGAATCCTTTGCAAGACCTAGCATTTGTGAAAATAGGTTTATATCCAATAATTCTTCCACCAGCGTTCTACGGGTAGCTAGAGGCTGATCCATGAATGGGATATAATTCGCAGATCCAAGAATAGCTATATTAGAAAAGGTAAGATAATTTATTTTTAGTATCTCTTCTTCCAAAAATCTTTGTTGCTCTTTTATAGATGATAGTTCATTGGTCTTTGTCCCATTAACATATATATCGAATATAGCTGGTTGTACACCCCTTACTACTTTATAATTATTGGTGTATATCGAAAATTCAATCGATACCAATAACCCAGATTCGTTGATGGTGTTTATCAATTGATTTTTATTTATGTTTCTGTAGGCAGTTCCATATAAAGCAAATACTACACTATCTAACAATGTACTACTCTTACCAGCAGCATTGATGCCAGTAACTAAAGTTTTGTTGTAGCTAGAAAGATCTATGGTAATTGGTACAGCACCAACAGACATAAAATTTTGCAGAGTGATGTTATTAATTTTTAACATTATTAATCTCCGCAACAGAAAGTTTATTTAGATCATAGTTAGGAACGCCATTATATCTGATATAAGGATCGTTATAATATTGACACAATTGGATTACAATATTCTCTCTGAATTTGGTATGATCTACCAAACATTTATAAACTGTACCTTCACAAGCTTTTTTCAACTCACCCAATAATCGCAAGAAGTTTTTATCCTTTCTAGGTGAGAAATCATATCTGAAGATCATTAACCAAGACAATCCACCATTGGGGGTATTATCAATATCTTGATATGTACACAAATTAAGTCCAATTATATAGTTTTTGATATTGCTGATGGCATCAGTAATTTTTTTATATTCATAAAACTTTGTACCAATTTCTATAATCTTTTGTTCATATGGTATATATGGCATTTGGTAATCCTTAAAACACAACCCATAATTATCTTTAGTAATTATACTACAATATATATTATTTAAATAACAATGATATCTTGTTTTTTTGATAAGATCTCTGGTTTTATTATCGTCTCGGAAATAAAACAAACAATCAGTGATATTAGTTTTTATAGTGTAGCCATCTAATAGTGGTTTTATGCTATCTCCCAAATTCAGTAAAACCAAAAAAGCATTGATGGTGGCTAATGTTTTATATTTAATCGGAGTGTAGTTATGTTCTGGTGTGATGTTTTGGTATGCAGAAACTACTAGATGATAATTGTCATCAAAGCTAATATAGTAAGTAGACATATTAAATAATTGCGCTATAGAGTTTAGTGATAATTTTCATGATGTTGTCGTTATTATCTAATCCAGACACACCAGAAATATATTCTTGAAACAATTCTAATGTATCACTGTTGTGCATAGTATCATCAGTAAAATTATTATTATTGATTATTTTATTATTAGATTCAGATATTTTAACTACAGATGCAGTATGTGATAATACATCTATGAAATTATCAAAATCCTGATTAGTATCAATGGATTCTACAATTACTTTGACTATAGTATCTTTGTAAGTATCTATAGTGGAATAGTCAAAATCTTTAGTATATTTTATAGTGTGATATAGTCTATAGGGATTCTTTATGAATTTAGTTTTTAGTGTTTCTGTATTTAATATTGTAAATCCACGAACCGCGCCTTGATCGCCTTGATTCAATTCATACGGAATGCCGATATAATGTATATTTTCATACACAGATTTAAAATGAATATGCCCAGACAAAATTTTAGTATATGCAGAAAATATAGAACTATCAGTACCGTGAGTAAGCTGATATCCTGGCATTAAAGAAGCACCGTTCACTTCCAGATGTGCCATCGCTATTTGTGATTTACTGCTGTTGATAAATTCTAAAGTACTCTGGTAATTATTTTTATTAATCCAAGGAATTAGATCTATCAACCTACCATCTAATTTAATAGTAGCACATTCTGAATAAGATTTGATATTAGTATATTCTTGTAATACTAATGATTGAGAATTTATATGATTGCTATCTTTTAAAAATACATCATGATTACCAGTGATATTATATATGGTAGTGTCTGTCAATTTATCAAAAAATAATTGTTTGGCGTTATAGATAGTGTCTAATGTTAATGATTTACGATCATCAAACATATCACCTAATTGTATGATAGTATCAATATTGAGTTTTTTTAAATTTGGTATGAAAATATTGTCGTAAAACTTAGAAAAATATTCCCAATATAATGGAGAAGAACGCTTATATCCCATATGCATATCTGCTAAAATTGCTACTAACATATTATAATATCTCCAATATTTCTGGTGGTAATTCAAAATCTTCAAATTTCAAATTTTCCAAATGTGTTTCTGAAGCATTGTATTTACAGATCAACCAACATTCATCACCATCAGCTAATGTTTGTTTAACATAATCCAATATATCTTTTGGGATAATGCTTGCTGATATTGATGTTTTTAAGTGAGGATTCCAGCCAGGAATACAAATTTGTAATTTCCAACCACGCTCTGCTTCGTCTCGCATTTCCAGAACATTAATCAAAGTTCTATACATTCTATTATTCATTGGTTTTCGGTTTAAGCTTTAATTGTAGATATTCTTGACTTCTTTCTGTTCTAGTTTTTAACTCTAATACTTCTTTTAATTGCTGTCTTTCATGATCTTCCAAAGAATCACCATTAAAAAATACAGAAAATTCTGACTCTGAGATAATTTTAGTTTCTATATCTCGTTGTTTATGCTCTTGATAGATAGTTCGCAAAAAAGCATAATAGCAACATGTAGTGAAATAAGCAAATGCGTTAGTAGTAACTTCTGGATTAAAATTAGTTATGTATTTTAAACAGTTTTCTATTGCATTATCGATCATATCTGCTTTATATGTCCGATTTATATACAACGGACTTTGTGCAAATTTAGTAGCAATTTTTTCTAACTGTGTAGCTAAATAATTACTCACTCTGGGTTTATTTAAAATATTAGCAATTAGATATTCATATGTGCATCGTAATGAATATAGATCTAATAGCGTTTGAGTGTTAGTTAGCTGATTATTAAATATATTAACTAAATCGGTTGTCGTATCTTTCCAAGTAAAAACATTATTCCTATGAATAATTAATTGTTTACAAAATTCTACGTTGTTGACATAATGTTGTGAATTTTTTCCCACGGTAGTATTTGTGTTAGTGTATTAAGCATATTTTCAATTTAAACTATACTTAATATTCTAACACAAATACAAATAATTATCAAGTTAATTACTATCTAAAATTCCATATACAATAGTTTGAGAACGGAATGTCATCCCAACTACTCAATTTGTAGCGATGACGATTTCTAGTGCGGTACCCAATATCCACCAATTCTTTATCGACTTCTTCTGGTTGAATGTTTAATCTTCTATAATATGAAAATGGTTTTTTGGTGTAAGTTCTGCTCATTTTTGATCATATAATTTTTGGAATAAGTTTCTATTCATTTCAACTTCATCATCTTCACCTTCAAATAGTAATTCTGGTTCATTACTTTGAAAGAAACTGTTGTACGACTCTGAATTAACATATTCTGAATAACAATCGAACATAAATGGTGATAGTTCTCCGTGGGTAATTATATTACCAGCATCAATATAAAACACAGAGTCACTACTGTGTAAGATCCACGGTGTCAGCATAACTTGTTGAACTGGCTGACTATTATTAACCGTCATCATATACTTCAACAGTAGTGGATCGTGTATATGTATCCCAGTCTCATCTTCATCTATGGTGATGCCGCCAATAATAGTATCATTATTAGATAATTTAACTACAGCAAAATATTCCGGTTCTAAATCTAATATTGACATATACATTTTACTATTACTTACTTATATTTATTTCTTTTACGTTAAAATTTAGTTCTTCTGCTGAATAAAAATTTATTCTATTTAATAAATGCCTTAATGTATAATTTTTTTGTTCACCTATACTAATATCATCAGCTATATCGTACACAACAGCATACTGCTTACTATCATGCAATCTCAATCCACGACCGATGCTCTGTAAATTTCTGATTCTAGATTTGCTTGGTGATGCGAAGATAATATTGTGTAAGTTTTTAATGTTAATACCCTGTTGGTATGTCTGATAACTGGCTACAATTACACAATTGTCGTTGTTTTCTACTAGTTGTCTGATTTCTTCTCTTTTTTCGGCTTTTATCTTACCATAGACTAAATGTATTTTTTTCTCAGGTACCTTTTTTAATAAACTCTCGTATAGTAATAATCCATGTTGCTCTACTCTACTAAATAAAACTAATGTATTACCTTTTACTCTTTTTGTAATATCTATTATAAAATTATTTCTACCAGTGTGACCGATTAGGTATTCTAATTCTTCATTGTAATTAGCAAACATCCTATATTTATGTTTGAGTAGTAGTATTTTTATAACTACATCAGATATTTGTTTATTTTCAATAGCACGTTTGGTAGTGGTCACTTGTTTACAAGCACCAAACAATCCAATGATTTGTAATTTATTAGCTTTACACTCATCTAGTGTGCCAGTAAAGCCAAATCTATATTTGCAGTGATCTAAGTTTTCTAATATAGATATTAGAGATTTAGATTTAGCAGTATGACAATTACCTGTTATAACGACTTTACCATTATGTCGAACAATAATATTCCCAGTTGGGACTTCTACACAATAAACTTTACCAACATAATCAATTTCAGATTTAGTAATACCCTGGCAACTAATTTTATCTTTATTTTTACGAATAAACAATCTATATATATCGTTAAACTTATTAGATCTATTATCAATTTGTACAGTTTGATTCGTGTGGTAGTTACACATCACAGCCACCGCTTGATAAAAATCCACATTGGATTTAATAGTTGAACTATAGTAGTATAACCCATTTTTTGTGATACTGCCGTCCCAACAAATCATTTCTTCAATAATTTGTCTACACACACCTACTGATAATTCTCCTATATTAAAATATTTAGATATGTCTTTGTATGCGTATGGTATATTACTAACTACAAATCTTTTACTTCCTTTTTTATTACCAACATCTTCTGACCCCTTAACTTCTCTGAAATTAAAACCACCTTTAGACATAAGATCTAAAAATTTATCTATTTTGCGCTGTTTGCTAAAACGAAATCCCAAACTTAAATATCCATCTACATTGGTGTGTTGTAAATTACCATCAGCCTGATAAGCGATAAGCAGTTTATCTAATTCCGTCAATTCGGTTTTGATATTAGATGTTGTTGCTCCACAAGTTTTAATAGTCCAATTATAATTATAACTAACATTTTTGTGTGGTTTTTTTATAAAATTGTTTTTGTTGTATAGTACAATTTCGTGATTTGGTGTAGTTGTCAGGCTTATTCTATTATCAGAACTTGCATTGATCAATTTACCATTGTAATCATTTTCGATATAAGTAATTGGTTCAACAAAGGATATTTCGTTCGTATCTGCATTATATTGCGCCACTAATTCTGATTTGTCTAAACAATCAAATCTAATAAATCCTTTATTGGTGAAAATTTCTGTTTCTGGCGGAAAACATTCATCCACTATAATACAGTTGTATTGTTTGAAGTATGATTTAGGTTGAGTGAATATACCTTGCCAAGTGGATAAGACTATTTCTTTGTCTGTATTTTTTTCTCTATCTTCATATATTTCGTGTAAATATTTAGCATCTATGCCATATTTTATGAATTCTAATCTAGTTTGAATAACTAAACTGGTGTTGGGAAAAATGAGCAAGACTTTACAAAAGTCTTTATAATAATTTGCTAATGCGTAGAGCATTATGCTCTTTCCTGTGCTTGTAGGAGATAATATTAGTTTTCTATTATTATAAATGCACTCAGTAATGGCATCTTTTTGGTAATCGTATAGTTCAAATGGTAATTGCAAAGAGTTTATATATTCTGGGATGTCAAATTTAGACTTAATATCTACATCATCTGCTATGGTGTAAGTGTAATCATGTTGAGTCAGGAATTCTATAACATCATCCAACAAGCCGTGATATAGTTGTCCAGATGTAACAGAAAACATTCTGATTTTTCCATCCCAAACGCCAGATTTGTAAGCTTGCATAAATTTATGACCATCTACTTCAAAACTGTAGTGTTCATATAACAGAAATTTAATATCTGGGTCGCATTCCAAAACTATGTATAATTCGTTTCTTTTCCTTATATAAACATGATTATTCACCAAAGTCGTAGTAATGGGGGCGTGGGTTGTTCCAGTAGTATTCGTATTCATCTATTATTTGGTTTATATTCATTATTTGCTCAAGTCCTAAATTGTCGAAATCTAATCTACTTTTTAATTCGCTTTTTGAAATATTTTGTAGGTGTTTACATATACCACACTGGATAAAACTATTATTAAATTTTATATTATCAAAATCTATGGTTATTAAAATAGATTCTTTATCTAATAAATTTTTTATTTCGTGGTATAATACAATACCTTCATAGTAATCCAAAAATTTTCTATCAAAAAATTTGTTTAAGACAATATCATGCATATTAAACAGCTTCACATTTAAAAATTTTTGGATATTATATAAAAATTTGTGCATATAGTTAAAATTAAATCTTAACATATATTTAATATATTTTCAACCACCAGAATATTTTATTACATCGAAGAATTTATTAAGTGAATAAGATTGGTTGGTGATGTAGATTAATGCATTTTTCGCATAATCTTGAATAAGTGTTAGATCATCTATTTGTTTGCAGATACTAATATATTCTTTATCCCAACTTATTAATTTAGGTAATTCTGATTTAACTTTGCACTGTAAATTTTTATCCATAAACTCTTCACCATCTAATGATTTACCAGTGTGAAATCTTTCTAATTTTGCATACAACATACTTTTTTTTCTTTGCAATCTATTATAGTCTTGATTTATATATGCACAGATATTCATATATTTACAATGCAATGCTGCATGTGTAGACATCTTATATGTATGATTGACATCAGTGATAGGAGACATATCTTCATAATACATATCCATTAGATTTTCTAGAGTTGGATAATTTCGTACTCTTTCTAAATTACTTGCTTCCATAATTATTTTATATTGGTGATGTTTATATTATAGCATAATATTGGTCTAGAATGCTCTAGAATGCTCTACAACCTCTATGAATTATTTTTATGATGATTCTATCATAAAGCTATACAAGACAGCTTGTAGGGCATTTATATTGTAGTGGTTATATCTTTAAATATAATACAAATATAGATATCGGTAAGATGTAATATTAGTTTTCTATCTTATTTAATATAAATTGATCTTTACAACTTATTATATAATACAAGATATAGATCAAAAAAGAAATATGATCTTGGTGATAGATGTAATAGTAGTTTTATATCTTATTAGTATATCCCTTTCTACAACTTATTATATAATACAATACAAAGAAATGCATAACAGAAAGACATTTATATTTGTGACGAAGGAACAAATATAAACAGATCTGGTTTTAGTGACTGACAAAGGAAGGAACTAAAACTTGCATAATAGATCTTAGTGAGAGATTAATCTATGCATTTATAGTGAAGTATAAGTATTTAAAAGCTGCTGTACACTGTAAAGGTGATGCATCACTTACTTCAGTGTTGAATTCCACACTAGATAATCTAATAGGGAAACAATTATAGAATTTTATATAGAATTTAGGATTTAAGTTGTTATCTAATATTTCTAGAATTGCATCAGAAAATATACCACCACTATTACTCTCTCCTTTATAACTACCACTTAGATTATTCTTTACATCTAATTGCTGTTCGTATAGATCTGTTAGATTTATAGGATGTGCAGAATTTGTAATCCATGTAAAGATCTCCATATAATCTTTTAAATTTTCTTGTAGTTTAAAGGTAACTATCAGATCACCATAATTTAACTCATCGCCAGGATATGAAATCTCATTATAAAGAGTACTTTGCTTCGCAATATCTATACTTAATTCTGGAATATTTACTTTTGTACAAAAGAAATTAACATTTGGAGAGTTTAATAGATTGAACTTAAAACTATTATCATTTAGAAAATTTATATTAGTTTGATCTACACAGCTTATATTAGACATAGAATTTTATATATTTCATCACTAATATTTATTTCTTTGCATAGATCATCACTTATACGCAAGTTTAGTTCCTTCCTTCGTCAGTCACTAAACCAGATCTGTTTATATTTGTTCCTTCGTCACAAATATAAATGTCGTTCTGTTATGCATTTCTTTGCATTGTATTATATATTTTTTTTTTGATCTATATCTTGTATTATATAATAAGTTGTAGAAAGAGATTTATACTAATAGATAGAAAACTAATATTACATCTCACCGATATCTATATTTCTTTTTTGATCTATATCTTGTATTATATGATGAGTTGTAAATAGAAATTTATACTAATAGATAGAAAACTAATATTACATCTATCACCAAGATCATAGCTGGAAAGATATTAATATCAGATACTTGACAGAATATTAATGGTGTGATAGTATGTATATACACAAAAAATGCTGATCGTGAAATCAGCATAAATATAATTACACTATTATTAACATTCTTCCTATAGTATCAACTTTTCCTAATTAAATACATCATACTCAACTACAAAACTATTTAGCATGAAAAATACAGATATTAAAATTTATACAGACATTCTCAACAAAAGAACTGCCTGTAATGGAAATAAAGCATTAGTTCTGTGGAATCTAGTCACAGAACTAAAAAATGAGGACGAAGATCATATTGAACTCACTATGGAGCAACTAATCGATCTCACTGGTGTCTGTAAAAAAACGATCTATAATTATTTGGCATCAGAATTTTTCTATTCTAGATTAGAATTAGAGCAATTGGGTGTGGTATCACCAGATTTTGGTAAATTGAGAAAGGATAGTAGTCTTGTCCTCAGTTATAACGACAATGGTGAACTATTATACCACATTTATCCCAAATCATTAGATACTATTGCTGATCTGCTGAAGATTAGATTGTATGATGCCAAAAAGTATATTAATGGTGTTGCTGATGATCTACACAAAGAGAATTTAAGTGGGTTGATCATTGTCAATGGTACGGTTACAAGAATAAACCAAAAGCACAGCTACATTAGCCAACACCAAAGAAAAATTCCAATCTTGAACCCTACAGAATTTCTTTATGATGCGGTATCAATTGACGAAATTGATGGAATTAATACACTAACGGATACTATGTTATTGGTAGATAATGACAAAATCAACGTTAACGCAATTGTCAGTTACAAAGAAATTGCCGAGCAAATGGGAGTTTCTACTTCTACAGTTGGAAGACGAATCCGTAAATTGCGGGAACAAGGTAAAATAATGGTGAGAGACGTTTATGTAACTAACAAATATTTGGTAGAAAAAGTTGGTGATTACTTTTCGTTTAACAAAGCCAAATCTTTGATTCAAAAGGGATTTGGGTTCTGCTGTAAAATGAATAACATTGTCTACCGAAAAGCTGGATTTATCGTGCAGCTTGTGAACGATACATATATTAATGGAAAATTAGTAACATATTAATAATGATAAGACAAATTATTTTTTGTAGTAAGATATCAATGATCACTTGGCAATTATCTGGTGGGGTAATCAATTATTTCAAATAGCAAATTGTCTAGGTATTACATATTCCTGTGGCTATGACTATGGGTTTTGTATAGATGACTATATACCACTATCTCAAGGTAATCATCCTAGTCTCTACATCCCCAATCTATACCAAAATATAAAATTTGTATCAAAAACATCACTAAAATCGATACATATAGATAATTACCTAAAAAATAAAATAAATAATGTACGAATATTTGGGTTTTATCATAATGATAGTTTATTCAGTCTCTACAGAAATAAAATAATAAACACCTTTAAATTTGATCAAAAATTAGTAGCTGAACTAACTCACAAATATAATATATCTATTAACTCTTGTTCGATACACATTCGTAGAGGGGATTATTTATTAAGACCATCAGTTTATGATATTCTGCCAATAGAATACTACCAATCAGCTATAAGTAAATTTCCAGAGAATACCACATTCTATATATTTTCGGATGATATAGCATGGTGTAAATTAAATTTTATTGGTGATAATTTTATTTTTGCCGAGAACAATTTAGATTATGTAGATTTATGTTTGATGACTCTGTGTACTAATAATGTATTATCCAACAGTACATTTAGTTGGTGGGGTGGTTATCTTAACCAAAATAAGAATAAAACAACCATCTCACCAATATATTAGTCATATTTGCTTGACATCCTAAATAGCTTCGTGCTATCATAAATTTATGAATAATAAAACAAATAAGACTAATGCTTCCACCCCTAAATCTAATACCGACAAACCTAAACCAATCGAAAATTGGTCAAACTACCTGTTAAACAAATTTGTAAGGGTTACATAGATGTTTGATATATTAAATGAAACCAGAATTGATGAACGTAAAATTTGTGTACATAATCTTTTAACAGATTATTCATTAAACAAAACTAACACACCAAACAATATTTATTTTAACTCTGATATCATAGAATCTATCCTGTTTAGACTCCCACTAAATAAAATTTGGATATATACTCTGATTGATGATTATTATGTACAACATGGTCATTATATTTTTGATATCGAAGCTTATATCAATGATCTATATCCATTAAAAGATTTAAAACTATTTCCTGAATATAATGGTTTTAGATTTTCAGAATTATCAAGAAGTCTACAACGCAGAATCGAAGAATATTCGCTTGATGTAGTATTTATTCGTATCTACAAACATAGTGATTTAGATACTGTTTTAGAAAAAATAAATAGCATTTGCTTGACTACATAATTTATCTATGATGCTGGGTGAAAACTCCGTCCTTCAGGACGGCTTTCTCCTAATCTCTTCTTGACATTACTGTCTACATATCCTATAATATAATTAATGAACATCTACGACAATGATATCTCGCT